CACCAATCTGCATAATTGCCATCTATCGTGCCTTTTTGAAGTATTTTTCTGCCAGGCGACCTTATATACCATTTATTGTATATAGGCTCTAGCTCTTCAATGTCATACCCCATATCTTTCCAGCTTTTCGTGATAGGTAAGTACATGCACCTACAGCGTGGATGGAGAGGGCAACTAGGGCCTTTACTAACTGAAGGATATGTACTACCATCAAGTGCTGCACAACGTGGACACGTTCCTTTCCCTGTAGAGACATTGCCATTTTCCATAATTGCAGACCACTCAACCTTGTCGATTATGTTTTTATTAGCTTCATAAATATCCTCATGCGCTTTTGCATTGGCAGCCTGTATATATGATTTAGCAACAGTTTCAATATTTTGCTTATTGCCCTTAGCGCTTAACATATTATTGTATCTACTGGGCAATTCCTTCATTAACTGCTTGTAGCCTATGCCACGTATCTGTGCTGCTGCTACCTCGCTTTTTAATGATCCATTCTCTTCACGCAATGCTGACCACAACCAGTCGTCCAGACACTTTCCGCCTAGCTTTTCATCCTGCACCATAGAAGCTATCTGAGTGGCCGACCTTGCTACATTATTATAGCCTTTTACATGGCCTTCCCAAGACAATATCCTGTTAGTGTCTTTATATGAATAGGCTCCAGCCTCACCTATAGACTTAGCAAGAGGTTTAGTTAGCTTATCAGTTAACACCTTGATTTTAGTGTCAATTTCTTTATATAAAGTTGTCAATCTAGCTCTCGAAGGATGGTTAAGGTTCTTTTTTATCGACCTATTTATATCCTTAACTACTCCCTTTTTAGCTACATTATAATACTTAATTAATGAATTGACGGCTTTATCTTCAAAACCGTCAATAGTTAATCGCTGCTCTATAAACTGAGCATATTGAGCTTTTTGCTCTTTATTCATTTGCACCACCGAATGCAGCACCTGCCAATGTGTTTATATTTGGCTCTGCCTGTCGCTCTTTTTCTATTTCGTCCTCTATATCCTCCCATACAGTTTGCTCTTCGACAATGCCTCTGCGCCTGAACTCTGAAAAACAAGCCTGAGCAGATATAACGCCTTGATCTTGAGCTTTAAGGAGTGCTTGAAGTTCTGCAGCATCAGCTACACCAAAGCTATATTCCTTATTAATAGTAATGCCGCCATCTGGAAAGTCTTTATTGATAAAAGATGCCGCTATCTTAAACGCCTCTATAAGAACAGACTCAAACTCAGTAGCCCACGTACTTAATGCACTGTTAGATTCAGCAGATGTAAGGGCCTTCTCTGTGGCAGTGACATTACCACTTCTTGGTACAAGTTGTTGCAGGCCATATAAGGCCATAAGAGCTTCTGTATCCTTAAGGTCTTGCCTGCCTGCTTCAATGGAGCTGCCAGTCATCTCAACAGTTTTAAGATCGCCATTATCGTCTTCGCTATTTATGAGGTTTCTACCAATAGGCAAAACATCAACATCACCTAGATGCTTTCCAAAGTACAGTGGAAATCTGCAGTAAGAAAGATAGTTATCCTGGTCTGACATACTACGCCAATGCTTAGCATTAAGATCAGCCAAGTCCATTAAAGGAGTCTCACCTGTAAGTATGGTATACTCCCTGCCAGGAATAAATACAACAAATGGAAGCTTATCAGTAGAGTATGAGCCTTTGCCAACAAGTGTAGAAGTGCCTGTAGAGCTTATTTCATATAGCTCCCAGTTACCTGGCATAACCACTCTGATACGGGGTACAAGCTTCGTAGCATATGTGCCGTGCCTTTTAGTGATAACTTCTAAGATACGGACCTGCTCTAAGAAGCCATCTTCGTTGACAATTCCGCCAAGGACATTCTCGGGCTTTATCTCTGTGAAATAGGGTCGCATGTCAGCAGCCTTTTCATCTGCTACTGTCTTAATCGTTTCTGGAGCTTCATCCATATCTATGAGAATGTAGGACACCCCCTTACCAAGACCATTATAAAAAACTCTCTTAGCAAATACGTCTAAAGCATTGCCAGAGACATCCACCTTATGTATCCAAGGGTCCACAAGTGATTGTATTGATTCATCAAATACAATAGAGGATTGAAACACTTGACCAGCTAAGAAATTAGCAGTTTTTCTATAGGCATTAAGAAGTGTGCTTGAATTAAGTCGCTTCTCATAGGATGCGTCTGATTCAAGTGCATGCGGAAATAAGAACTGTTTGCCAGCAGAAATCATTCCTTTAGTACCACACATGAGCGAGCGAGGTAGCAGTGAGTCATCAAGCCATTTACGCATAACCTCTGTCTGATGTGTAACTGTGTCAGGCTCTGTTTTAGCGAAGGCAGTCAATAATGTAGAATTTGTAAGTAAATCGTGTGTCATGTTAAATGCTCCTTACGTGTGTTATAGTTTTCTTAATTGGGAATAGAAATGCAGGACAATATCCCATAGCATCGTTTCTATCATCTATACTGCCTGGTTTGGCTATTTTCTCAGGTAATCCTGTGACATCATTGTATGCATGCTCTTCGATTGATTCTGCTGTTCTAGGGCATGTACGCTTATTGATTGATAATAGGTCATTATGCAATAGCCTCTGTACAGAATTAATTCTGTTGACTATTCTTGGATTAACAGAATTAGCTTTAATTGCCATACCACCTTGTTTTAACATAGCAATATCAGATGCACTGGCGTTAGTGCTATTAGAATTTCCAGTAGCGTCGGGAAACATTGTTATAGGATGCCCTGCATAATCGCCATTTAATATCTCAACCATTTCCTCAGTATCGTTGGCTACAAATTCATCTACCATACTAAGTCCGACTTCTTTAAATAAGTTCAAATATTCCTTTTTCTCCCTAATAGACATAGGCTTACTGCCAATATCTTTTAATTCATCTTTAGTAATATGCTTAACCTCAGCCATAGTCTTTGGTACATATATTGCTACACAAGAGCCACCATAGTTGAAATCACAGCCTGCATATATTTGCTCATTTGGTAAAAGTATCCTGTCTGTATTATGATGGTCTCTGTCATAGTATGAATACACAGAGCCTGTGAATATATTAGTCCATATGCCCTCTAGATATGCTACACATTGCTCAGGTGTGTACGTATTCTTAAGATTCTGTATGAACGTTATATCAAGATTCCAGTTAGTAGAAGTAGGTGCCTGTACATACTTGTAGCCTATACCTGGTTTCTTTTTCCATCGTTGGTGTGTAAATTTAAAGCCTTCTGGTGTTGAATAAGCAGATACCATATTAAAATGCTGTTTCTTATCTGGATGCTTTTGCCTATTACGTGCTATTATTCTGTTCCATGCATCATCACCTTTTTGCACAGTAGTCATTAAGTCAGCCTCATCCACGTGCGAAGCATAGACCTCATAAGCAACAATCCTGCCTGGATCATTCATACTGCGCATTATGATCTGACTACCCATACAGTATATGATATGTTGCTGTTTATTATGTTTATATGTCAAGCCCAGTTGAGTTAATAATTGCTCTATAATAGGCACTAAGTTCAAGCTAAGTAAATCATGTGTAGGTGCATACACGCCCACCTTACAACCATAAAAACTGAGCATATCCCTAATAGCATTATGTGCTAATACAAATGATTTCCCGCATCCGTAGCCACCGATGAATAAAGGAAATGGTATTCTATAGTTGCGCATTAACATCATGTCAACTTGGGGCTTAGTTAACTCAATGTCTATAGGCATAGGTGCAGTCATTATTTATCGTCTCCGTCGTCTTCGTCTAATTTACGAAGAGCTTCAACTTCCTCTTCTGTAGGCGTATGCATATGATAATGAAACTCTGGAAACTGCCTTTCACTGCTCCCTTCTGAATCTATATCCTTCTGCAATTTAAGCAAATGCATAAGCTCTTTGGCTTCATCTACTGTTATTCTCCCTTTACTAACAGCCTGCATGATGTCAGATGTAGATTTAGTTTCCACAATCTCTTTGTCTTTGGCGGCCTTAATGACACTCTGCAATAGTTGCCACATATTATCGAGTGCAGACATATCCACGGTGTTTAGTGATTGGCCGTCGATTCGGGCCCGGTAGAGCCTCAAAATCTCTTCTGCATGTTCCTGCAAGAAATATTCTCTAAGTTCAGTGGAATTCATGATTTTTTATCCATTTTTGATGATTTTTACCCATAATAAGTAGTAATGATTCTTAATAGAATTATAGAAGAGATTTTTTTCATATTTTAAATTTGATGAAAAAGGAACATATAAGTTATTGATATCATTATATATTTGAAAAAATGAATCAAAATTTTCTTCTATTATTCTACAGCCCCTAAAAATGCTCTGCTATTCATGATTTTTATCCATTTTTTGATGATTTTTAGTCGTTTAGATCACATCTGGTAGAATTATAGAAGAAATTTGATACCCCAGATTCTCTATAGATAAAAAAAGTAATCTATAAGTTATTATTATTATTATATATATTAAAAAGAGGGATCA